GTATATCGCTAAATCTATATACTTACCTATATCTGAAATTAAAGATAAATCTATTTGTTTTGCTATAGTGTTTACATCTGAATATTCTGTACCTTCTTCATTAGGGTCATACCACATAAAAGGTGTACTTTCAAAAAAGTATTGCCACTTTTCTATATCAATACCTGCACTATCTGGTATAGCATTTATATTCATTAAAACTTTTTTACCTTTATCTGATGCTAAAAGTAACTCTAATCTATACATTACTATATTATAATAATATTGATATGTCTTCATCCTATCTACTAATGAAGTAGTTTCAGAATTTAAGTTATCGTAAGCTACACCATAATAAGGTAACTTACATTCATATAAAGCATCTAAATCTTTAAATTGTCCTGGTATAGCTCTCATATTAACATAAATATCAGTACCTATCTTCCAAGTTTCATAAGTTTCAGGTATCCATGATTCTGTTATTTTTATATCCCCTTCTTCTCTGTTTAAAGTATAAGATTCATCTACTATCATTTCTTGTTTTTCTTGATTTTCATCTAGATATGTAAGAAATTTAATTTTTCTTAAGGATTTCCAAACACAATGTAAAACCCTTACAGTATTAGATTCTTCTACATCAATATATTCCTTAAAAGAAAATATTTCATCATAAACAGCTTGATCTGCATAGTAAGAATAGTTATCATAAATTTTATCTATTTCAGAAGGTTTTAATTGATCTCCAAAAAACTTAATAACTTCAGATGGTACTAATCTATACTCTGCTACTGCCCATTCCCCTTCTTCTATAAATTCACTATCTGGAGATTTATCAAAATTAAATCTAATAGGATTCACTTCTGCCATGTAAGGATGATTATTCATTTCACCCACAAAAAAGATTTCTTCTCCAGATATAAGACCATGTTTAAACCCTTTGTTAAATTTTCTTTTTACATCTAATTTTTTAACAAGGAAATTTAAAAGTTGTTGTCCTAAAACTTCAGCAGGATCTTGATGCTCTCTCTGCATATATTTCTTTACTTCAGGAGGAGTAAGAGTTTTAAGTTCTTGCTCTATTTGAGCTTGTATTTGTGTAATCTGATCTGGAGTTAACTCCTTACCTTGCATCTGTTCTTGATACTTTATTTCAAGCTCTTTTCTTAATGGTTCTAAAGTACTGTTAATTACAAACTGTCTTATCTTATCAAACTCTGCTTTTTCTCTTCTACTAGTAGCTTCAGGATTTGTAGCTACAATACTATATGGAAAAGCTCTTTTCATTTCCATACCTAAAAGAGCTTTTACTTTCCCTGATATAATATCTCTATTAACCATTTTAGCAGGAAGTTCTCCTGCTTCTGCTCCAAAAGGTTGACAAACATATTCAAAATCTTCCGTATTTAATTTATTATTAAAAAGATCATAATTTACTTTTTTTCTTCTATATTCAGATACTCCACCATAACCATGATAATTACTATTATGTTTAGTATCTAGTAAATCAGCTTGGTTTTTAAACCAAGCTTTGTTGTTTTTATTTTTTTCAGCTCTAGTAAGCCTTTGATTTTGTACTGTATTTACTCTAGTCATATCTAATTATATATAAGCTAATAAAACAAAGTTAATTCTTTTTATACATTTTATCCACCATTGACAAAAGTTTCTTAACATTTTTATTTTCAACTGCTTCTGTGTATTCTTTTTCTAAAGGTTCTTGTTGTACTTGAAACATTACCATAAAAAAACTAGATACCATATCAAAATTTCCAGTTCGATGGTAAGCAATTAGTTCTTCTAAAAATCTTCTAGAAAAAATTCGATCTATAGCTCTTATTGGATTACCATGTTCATCATAATCTATAACTTGTGTTAACCAATCTTTTGTATACCTTTCTCCTGCATCTTTTAGTTGAGTATTCATATGACATCCATATACTCTAGCTACTTTAGATTTTTTTACATTTTTACTGATTACTGCATCAGGTTGTACAGCAAGTAAGTGTAATTTTTTTATTCTTCTAAAATAATTCTTAACACCAGTAACTTCATTTTCATGCATTATTTGAGTATTATATAGTTCAGCAAACATCTCTGCCAATCTATCTATATCATCAGTACTTTCTAACCTACCTATATATTCAGCTACAATAGTGTCTCTGTATATACTACCTATGTGTGTACCTTTATATACAATTATAGAAGCTAGTGATGTACCACTATCCTGTCTTACAGGGTCATATCCAATTTTATATAAACCTTTTGGTGCATTAGCTATTGGATATTCATATATAACAGGGCAACCTCTTTTATCTGTTGGTAGCTTATAATAAGAAGCTATAGGTTCTGCTTTACCACTTAATATAGGTTCTGCTTTAACATAACCTTGATGTCTATATAAATTTACAGGTGTACCTTTAATTTTATGTAGATCATTGTTTTTAATATACTCTAATTGTTTTTTTAATTCTACTATTGGAAAATTATTTGTTGATACAGCAGAAAAAGCTTCAGAAGGACCTAATGGTTTTTCTTGCATTCTCCTTTGAATTTCAGTAGAAGTAGCTCCACTATTAATTAAAGCTTTTCTAGTTTCTACTTCTACTTGTTTTGCACCTTCTCTATCTGAATTACCTTCTTTATCATAGAATCCTTCCATATTCCAATTAATAGGATGAAAAAATCCACAACTTTGACCTATACTATTTTCATCCCATATATTTTGAAAAGGTAATAAACCAAAAGCTTCAGGTCTACCAAACATATCTGCATAATCCGCAGTACCTCCTTCCATATCCCCCGAAGTTCCAAAAACTGTAATCATACCTGTTTTTATAGCTCCTGCCATAACACAATCTTGAGTTGCAGCATAAGATCTTTTTAAAAGTCCTGGTGTACCAAAAGCTCCTGACTCTTCAAAGAATATATCATCTGCATCTTTACCCCTTGCAGCATCTGAATTATCTTTAAAAGTAAGTGCCTGTATTTCAGATAAAAATCCTTTTTCAAGTTTTATACCATTTTTATACTCTATATAAGAAGCTCTAATATGATCTTGTTTTTGAACTACATCAGAAGGCATTGCCCAACCAGTCTCACTATTAACAAAATTAATATTATTATATGCCATTGTAAAGAGACCTTTAGGATATAGATATTTCTTTTCATATGCACCAAAAATAGTATAAGAGTTAGGTTTTGTAAAATAATTGTTAGCAGCTATGGCTGCTGATTTATATGAATATCCTTTACGTCTAGATTTACCTACTATAAGATTCCAACCACCCCTTAAAAAATCCACTTTTATTTTTACTTCTAGGTATAAAGATTCAAAGAGTCTTTTTAATTCAATTGCTTGAGCTTCAGAATCTAACTCAATAATAGCTTCTTTTCTATCTTGATCATCTATAGTAGCATCTAAGATTCCTTGTTTAGCTATTTCTCTTACCCAAAAGTAATTATAATCTCCATCCCAAAAATCTGGAAAACCTTTTATTTTAGATGCTTTACTCTCAGATTTATCTTCTACTTTTTTTATTGGACAGAAATTCATATAATAGTAGTGATCTCCTGTGATCTTAGCTCCACCGACAGAGTAACCTTCCATACATCTCTTTCTCTGTTCTGACCAGTATTCATACCAAGCAGGAGACCCCCAAGGATCTGCACAATAGTATCCATGTTTCATGAAATGTGAACCTTCCTCTCTAAAAGCTAAAGTATTTATCCAAATACCTTGAGCATTTCTTATAGAATCTAGTTTTCCATCTTTATAAATATCCATATCTTACATTTGATTAAGACTTGAAGGATCAGCAAAAGGAGATATCTGTTTATCAGCTCTCATTTTAGATTCTTCATACAACTCTTCTTCTACTTTCTTTTTTAGATTATTTAGATTATTCAATACTTTTTCAGTATCATTTAATGCTGCTGTAATATCTCTAGGTTTATATATTGGATTTCCTGTTTTATCATTTCTTTCTTTTATATTAAAAGATTCAAAAAATTGTTTCATTCTATCAGCAGCTATTTTTGCAGACATATAATAAGAATATGTAGCTGAAGAATCTTTTTGAAATTCATCTATCTTACTTATAGCTTTATGAATCAACTCATCTGCCATCCAATTATCATCTTGAATAATATCTCTTAGTAAAACTTTTTGTCTTTTCTCATGTGGATACTCTTTATAAGGATTAGACTTTTTTTGAGATGTCATGAATTCAATATAAGTTAGTTCTTTTAATGCCACTTTCTTACCTTCACTATTATCTCTATCCCATATATCTTTAAAAGGTGATATCAATAGTGTTTCAGGATTAGGGAACACTACTTTTTCTGTTATTTCAAATAAATATGCCATAATTTAAATACTAAATTCATCAAGTATTAGTGTAGATATATGTTCATT